TGTTTGCTGGTTTCAGCGCAGGCCAAGGTACAGCCGCACAGGAAATTACTGTTGCTGACATCTTTAAAGCTGCTGCCGTATTACGCGCTAATAACGCTACAGGCACACCATCTGCTGTAATCCATCCTTATCAGGCATACCAGTTGAAATCTAACCTCACCAACGCTTTCGCTAACCCGAATGGTGGTGACGCTCAGAATGAAGCGATGCGTTCTGGTTATGTTGGCACTATTGCTGGCGTTAACATCTACGAGTCTGCCAACATTGTTGTTGACGGTTCTGGTGATGCTATCGGTGCTTTGTTCACTCCAGCCGCACTAGGTTTGGCTATCAAGTGGGACATCAACATCGAGCCACAACGGGACGCTAGTATGCGTGGCTGGGAGCTTAACGCAACTGCATGCTTTGGTGTAGGCGAGCTTGTTGACACTTACGGTCAGAGCCTAACCTTTGACGCTGCCCTGTAAGGAGTAGCACATGGCCATGAGCGCGGATAGTGATTTAATTGCAATTCAACCTGATATTTTAAACTTAGGTATTGTCTCATTTAATAGTGAGCATCCTAAAGCTAAAGCAGATATTGAAAGGCGGTTAAGGCGCGACTGGTGGCCTAATAAGGGTATATCTGGTGATGCCAATATGACCCTTTTAACTGAATCTCAATTCACTAAAGCTGCCGCTTATTTGGTTCTTTGGAAGTACGCCTTGCCGCAGTTGGCAACGTGGGCAGCCGAAGACCGATTCTCGGCAATGTTGGTTTTTTATAAGAAACTATACGAAGAAGAGATTCAGGACGTATTTTTGGATGGTGTTGAGTATGACGCTGATGATGATGGAACGATCTCAGAAGAAGATAGAACACCTGTCCTAATTGGTCGCTTAACTCGCTAATGCAGATAACGACCAGTATTGATCTTAGGGGCGTACTAACACGCCTCAAGTCACTACAAACAAGTCCATTGGAAATGAAGAAAGCCCTGAAAGTTGCAGCAGTTGGGCAAATACGGGAAGTGAAAACTCGCACTAAAAAGGGTATTGGGCTAGATGGTTTCTTTAAACCTTACAGCCCGTTTTGGGTAGGGGTAAGAAGCAATCCAACCCCAGCACAAAAGAAGCGGTACAGAAGCGGTGGCGGGCATAAGACCAACATAGTGAACCTGAACTTTAGTGGGCGAATGTTGGCAGATATGGGCGTTGTTAAATCTACACCCTATGAGGCGGTTATATCGTTTCATAAAAAAACAGAAATAGACAAGGCTGAGGGTAATCAGCGAGTGAGACCATTTATGGGAATCACAGCCAAAGAGCAAAAGCAGATCGTAAAACGGTTTAAAGGTGCATTGTTTAAATGAGTATTAGAGAGAACATTGCAGACCACCTAATCGATACCTTATCTAGTATGAGCGTCCCAGTGATGCTTAAAAAGATCACTAGAGAGCCGTTTGATTATGAGTTGCTATCTAACGCTCAGTTTCCCGCAGTGTGGTTACAAAGCGCAGATGAAAACCGTGGCGATGTTACTTTAAGCGGAATGAGAGAGGCCACTATAAATTACAGAATAGTGGGCTTTGTTAAATCGTCAGCTATCGACACAGCAAGAAATGAATTAATTGAAAGCATTGAAAAAGCACTTGAGGTTGACCGCACTCGCGGAGGCTATGCCTTAGACACTCAAGTTCTTGAAGTAGATACAGATCAAGGCGCAACTACCCCAGTGGGTGGAATCACTATGGTCACTCAAGTTCGTTATCAGTATATGAGAGGCGAATCATAATGAAAATGTACAAAGGTAAATCATCCGTGATTGTTCACCCATCACAGATAGACACCATGAAATCACGCGGATGGATGGACAAAAAGCCGTTCACTGCTAAACCAAAGAAAGTAATCACAACGGAGGCCGATAATGGCAACTCATAATGCAACGCAGGGTTTAATCAAAGTCGGTTCTGACACATTAGGCGAACTAAAATCATTTAGTTTCTCCGAAAACAGCGACACGATTGAAACATCAAATCTATCATCCACAGCCAAAACTTATGCCGCTGGCAAGACGGGCTTTTCTGGTTCTGCTGAGGCTTTTTGGGATAACGATGATGCGGGTCAAACTGCTTTATCTAATGGCGCAATTGTTCAAATGCACTTTTATCCAGAGGGCGCAACAACGGGCGACAAGTTCCGCACAGGCACTTGTATTGTTTCTGAAATATCTACCAGTTTATCAACAGAAGGAATGGTTGAAGCGAGCTTCACATTCACAGGGTCAGGCACTTTAGCTGAGTCCACTGTTTCTTAAAAAGTTTAGCGGCTAGGGCTTCGGCCTGAAACAGCGTTTTCCCCGATGCGCTTGCCGTTAATTTATCGGGGGATTTACTAATTGGGGAATTATTATGAGTGCAATTATAGAGTCAGCAAAAGTACATTTTACTGAGCGTATGTCGAAGATTAATTCCATTGTTATTCCTGAGTGGGATAACACAGAAATCTTCTTTCGCCCTAGCATGAACTTCAAAGATCAGGGCATTGTTCTCAAGTTGCATGGTGACGGTCTACCAGCCGAAGCTGTTGTTATGACGCTAATCTTGAAATCTTTGAATAAAGACGGTTCTAAGATGTTTGTAAAAGCCGACAAGACTGAATTGTTACTTCGCGTTGATCCCGAAGTGGTTAGCCGAATCGTTAGTGAAATGAGTGACGATGAGCCAACCGTTGAGGAAGCAACAAAAAACTAAAACAAGATCATGATTTACGTTTTGCAATGGTATTAGCGGAACACCTCCATAAAACACTGGAGGAGATTATGGTCTTGAGTACAGATGAAATTATACTTTGGGCAGCTTTTTTGGAGTTAAATAATGGCAAGTGAAAAAGTCAATATAGTCATTAAAGCTGTTGATAAGACGAAGCGGTCTTTTCGTGCGGTGACTATGGGCCTGAACGCAATTAAGAAGGTTGCGTTTTCTATGCAGTCTGCTCTTATTGCGGTTGGCGTTGCTGGCTTTGGCTTTCTTGTCAAAAAGTCTATGGATGCCACTGATGCCCTCGGCAAAATGGCTGACAAGATTGGTATCGGAACAGCCGAATTAGGCGGTCTAAGACACGCAGCAGAATTAACAGGTGTTGCTACTACCACTCTCGATATGGGCCTCCAACGGATGGTTAGGCGTATCTCTGAGGCGGCTAGTGGTTCAGGTGAAGCTAAAGACGCTTTGATCGAGCTTGGGCTAAGTGCTAAGGCATTAAATGCCATGTCTCCTGACCAACAATTTCGAGCAATCGCAGACGCTATGGAAGGTGTCGCAGGCCAAGGCGAGAAGGTTCGCTTGGCTATGCGTCTATTTGATACCGAGGGTGTGGCGTTAGTTAACACGCTTAACGGCGGCAGTGCTGCATTAATTAAAATGGAAAGCGAAGCCGAGCGCCTAGGTTTGCGGTTAAGCCGTGGCTTAGTTAAAGGCGTTGAAAAAGCAAACGATTCAATCGGCACTTTAACCACTTATATCGCAACTTTGTTTCATCGAATAGTAGGCGAGTTAGCTCCCGCTATAGAATCTGTGACAAAGGGATTAATGGGTTGGTTTGAGTTAAAAGTTGACGAAGCTGGCGGCCCTGCAATGCTCGCTTCTAAGATAGCAATGTCTGTTTTAGATGCGTCAGAAACTATCATCACAGCCTTTAGAGATATGACGGAGAGTATTTATAACTTTGTGAATACTTCTGGCAAAGTTTTGGAACGCTTTCATCGGTGGCTTGGTGACACTGAGTTCAACACTGGCGAAGATTTGATATTTACAGGTGATGCTTTCGATACCGCTATATACCAAATCAGCGATATGCGCACGAATTTAGAAATATTACAAAGACAATACAAAGCCACCGCTGACGCTGGCAGTTCTATTGGTGATGTTTCAAGCAGCGGTACAACTTTAGTTGATTTAACGGCAATGAATCAATCTCAAATAATGGATTTGCAAGATAATTATCAATCCATGTATTTAGGAAAGCAGATTGCACATGACAACTTAATACTAAAGCAACAAGCTAGTGCAGAAAAAATAGCTTTAAGTTATGCGGCAAGGCATAAAGGAAAAATGCTTAATCTGACTCATTTATACCTCACTAAACAAAGCGCAATACAAAAAGCCAGCCAAGAAGCGTTAAAGAATACAAGCACAACTATTACCGAAGATATTATTGCTGCCTACAAATCAACAACCGACTCCATAGAAGAAACTCTGACTGATGCCATGATGGGTACAAAGAGTTGGGGCGAATCAATGAAAGGCATATTCCGACAGGTGGCAAGGGAATATGTGCTGACTAACATGGCTAGGCCATTTATTAAATCCATCACTAGCGCGTTACCTACATTCGATGGCGGTGGCTTTACTGGTGGTGGTTCTCGATCTGGCGGTGTAGATGGCAAGGGTGGGTTCAATGCGGTATTACATCCAAACGAAACCGTAATTGACCACACTAAACAGCAGGGTAATGGTAGCTCCACTAATATCAGTTTCAATATTCAAGCCAATGATGCGCGTGGGTTCGATCAGCTTCTACAAGAGAGGCGCGGTCAGATAGTCGGCATGATTAATCAAGCAATGAATGAAAACGGGCAGAGGGCTATCGCATGAGTTTCCCAACCACGCCTGTATTCAATGCGCTGAATATTAAATCCAATTCACCGACATTAGTCAGCGAGACAGCTTCTGGCAGAATGCAAAGCCGTAAGGTTGGTTCTCAGAAGTGGTCATTTACAGCAGCATACCCGCCAATGACGCAAGCCGATTTCAAGCCTGTTTGGGCCTATGTTATTGCTCGCGGTGGTCGTCATGGTGTGTTTTCTGTGACACCGCCAGTAGTGTCTTCGACTAGCGGCACAGGGACAGGCACAGTGACTTGTTCGGCTACAACTGTAGGCAATACATCAGTCACTATATCGGGCCTCACAGGGACGTTAAAGGCTGGCGACTTCGTTAAATTCGCTAACCATACCAAGGTTTATATGCTGGCCTCAGACCGTAGTGGCGCAGGCGCTATTACTATTGAGCCGCCATTGATCGCAGCGATTGCGTCAAATGAGCAAATGTACTTTGATAACGTGGCCTTTACGGTTCGCCTTGCTAATGACATTCAAGGATTTGATGTAGGCACTGATGCACTTTACAGGGTTAACGAGATTGATTTTGTGGAGGCGTTTTAAATGTCTCGCACAATTCATTCTTCTACCCTAGCTAAACTCGCTTCCAATACATTCCAAACCGCTCTATTGGTTAAGGTAGACTTTTCCACGCCCCTATACATTACAGATAACGCTCACGACATAACTTATGGTGGCAATGTTTATCAGGCAGGCGGCCACTTTCTAGGACTTTCAGACATAAAAGAAACAGCCGATCTCAAGGTAGGAACTGCGACCATTCTAATGTCTGGTGTAGAACAAACCTATATTGCGGCTATGTTGGCTGGAACGTATTTAAACCGCCAAGTGCTAGTTAATCGCGTTGTCTTAGAAAATGGCGCAATCGTGGGAGATCCAATAATAGCTTTTGATGGGCGTATCGCTCACTTCTCTATTGCTGACACTAACGGTAGTAGCCAAGTACAACTAACGGTTGCGGGCCACTGGGCAGACTTTGAAGGTAAGAAAGGTAGAGTGTCAAATGACAACTCACAACAAAGTGTCTTTTCTGGTGACTTAGGTATGCAATTTTCTGCGCAACTTGTGCGCAATATTAGTTGGGGTCGCTAAATGTTTGCTGCATTTTTTACATGGGTAAGTGAAGCGATTGTAGGTTATTTTGCTGGCATCACAATCGAATCAATTATCACGAACTTGATTATATCTTGGGCGATTGACGAGGTATTGGGCGAGAGTTTTGAGAACGATAATAAAGGCATACTGCTAAACAAATCTTCCAATAATGCGCCAATTCCCGTTGTGTACGGTGAACGAAAGGTTGGTGGCATTCGCTCATTTGTTGGCACAAGCGGAACCGATAACACTCATTTATGGATTGTATTAACTCTAGCAGAAGGTGAGATAGAGTCGATTGACGATATATACATCGATGACGTTTTACTCGAATCAGGCAGTAAACATTTCAGCGACACCGTTATCACTAAATATTTAGGAACGGACACTCAAACAGCAGACGCGGCATTAGTGGCTGCAAACATTGGTTGGACTACTAACCATCGGTTGCGTGGTTTGGCTTATGTCGTGTGTAAGTTCACATGGAATCGTGACGCTTTCGGCTCCTTGCCAGTAGTAAACGCTGTCATTAAGGGTAAGAAAGTATTTGACCCACGCAACAGCACCACAGCATATAGCTCAAATCCAGCATTATGCCTACGGGACTACCTCACTAACAGTCGCTATGGAAAAGGGTTAGCATCATCTGCGATTGATGACACGCTATTTGGTACGGCAGCGACACGATGTGAATCTCAAGTAACGCCTTATAGTGGCGCAGCAACACAAAACATCTTTAGCTGTAACGCTGTTGTTAATACCGACAAATCATTAATCAGTAATACCCGTGAGTTAATGTCAGGGTGTCGCGGCTTAATGCCTTATCAAGGCGGCAAGTTTGGCTTAATTATTGAAGATGAGAAGATAGGCAGCACCGTTTTTGACTTCGATGAGTCGCATATTATTGGCGGCATTATGATCGAGTCAGAGAAAAAATCGACAAAGTATAACCGAGTCGTTATCACCTACCCGAACCCCAACAAAAACTGGCAGACAGACACAGTTGATTGGCCCGTTGTGGGAAGTACAGCGCATAACGATTACATGACCGAAGACAGTAATGTTGATCTAATTGGACGCCTATCATTGCCGACAATAACCAACTTTTATACCGCGTCTGATATTGCAGAGTTAGTAGTTAAGCGTAGTCGTGCGGGTTTGAAGGTGGCGATACAATGCACCAGCGAGGCGTTGAAATGTCAGGTAGGCGATGTGGTTTCCATCACTCACTCAACACCAGATTGGACAGCTAAAGAATTTAGGGTGATGCTAACAAGCCTCAAGTCTGATGGAACGGTCACATTAAATCTAATTGAACACCAAGATAATATCTATCCGTGGGGAACGAAAACGCAAGAAGCTAGTCAGCCTAGCACTAACTTGCCTGACCCATTCAGCGTAGTAGCGCCGACCAGTTTAGCGGTTAATACAGGCTCATCAAATTACCTAGTTCAAGCAGACGGGGCGATTATTGTTCGTGCCAACGTGACTTGGACAGCGAGTGTAGATCAGTTCGTTAATCAATATGTAATCCAGTGGAAATACGCTTCTGGTTCAGTGTACGCAAATGAGGTGACAACCTCAGCCAACTCAGCTTATATCTCAGGGTTTAAGACGGGCGAAAGCATAGATGTTCGCGTCAAAGCCGTTTCTTCTATAGGTGTATCAAGTGCTTGGGTAATTGTATCAGCGACAACGGTAACGGCTCACGCTACAGCCCCAGCAGTGCCTACAGGGTTAACCGCTACAGCAAAGCAAGGCGCTATTGAACTAAGTTGGACAAACCCAACCGATACCGATTTTGCGTATGTAGAAATCAATCGACACACAAGCAACAGCCAAGGCGCATCAAGCCTATTCGTAAAGACAAGCAACACCACTATTGTTGACCAAGTGGGTGAATCCGCCACTCGTTACTATTGGGCTAGATCGTTCAACCGTTCATCAGTAGCAAGCGCATGGACTTCGGTAGTAGTAGCCACCTCAACAACCTATCCCGTAGCAGCCGCAGCAAGCCCTACACTGGCACATAATGGCCTAGTCTACTTCGCCACCAATCAAGCTAGCGCACCCGCTACACCAAGCGCCTCAAGCTACAGCTTCGCAACAGGATCTATGACAAGCCTAACGTCTAACTGGAGTATCACGCCTCCTGTATTAAATATTGGTCAGTCTGACAAGTATTGGTCAAGCCGCTGGGCGGTTGAAGAAACCACAAGCGGTGGCGGTACAGGCACACCCACGTTCCAAACAGCGATTGCCCAGTTTACGTTTGATGGTGTGGTGACGTTTTCTAATAGCACCAGCATCACTAATGGCACAGACACGCTAACGACTAACGGGTTGTTGGCTAGCGGTGACGCAGCGGCAGATATTAACGCCAATGTAACCACAATTGATGGTAGCAAGATTACAACAGGCAGCGTAACGGCTGATTATGTTACATCAAATATTTCATTGACTAGCCCTGTAATTACTGGCGGGACTATAAAGATAGGTACAGGTAACACGCCTAGCGGAAACTCTTTTGAAGTTGCTAGCAATGGCATGATTTGGACTGATCTCATTGTTGATTGCAGGATACTAGCAACAAACTTCCACTCCAGCACTTCCAACGCAATTTACGCATCAACTAGACATGCTAAGGAGGCAATAATTGGCTTAGTTAGTGGAACTAACTCAAGCACATCTGCTCACGGAATTAGAGGTATAAATTATTACAGTGACTCTGCCACTGGAAGAGTTTCAACTTCTGGTTTAGTTGGCACAGCAGCTAATTTCGACTTTTATGCTGACGGGGGTGGAACAAACTACGGGCCTTTCACGGGCGCGCATGATTGTTTAGTGGCTAATTCAAACACAGTATCTATTGGCGACCTCGTTGTCGATGTTGAGTGCGTGGCTCGTAGAGGGTTAAGTAATACGCTATTTGAAGTTGAAACTTCTAGCTCAACCAACCAAGCCGCCTGTATCGGTGTGGTCGTTGCAGATAACGGGGCATTATCTAACCATTCCCCCGCAGCATTCATCACTGGATTCACAGATGACGGTGTGAAAATGATGAGTTCAGGCTATGAATTAGCCAAAAACAACTATCAATTAATGGCTATCAATGCCGTTGGCGAGGGACAATTGAATATCACTGGCGAGGGTGGAAACCTAACAGCAGGGGATTTGATTGTGGCGAGTTCAACAGCAGGAAAAGGCATGAAGCAAGCCGATGATTTTGTCAGAAGCTACACCGTTGCGCGAGTGCGTGAATCAGTTTCTTTTAGTTCTCCTAATGAACAAAAGCTAGTCGCCTGCATTTACTTGTGTGGCTAAAAATTAATTATTAAATAGTAAGGAAATACCATGAGCGAATTATCAAACTACCTAGAAGACCAGTTTTTGGCAATTAGTCTAAAAGGGGCCACGGCTTATACCGTAGCCACTCCCTACCTAGCTCTATTCAGCACTGACCCAACAGACGCGGGTTCTGGTACTGAGTGCAGTTGGTCAGGTTACGCTCGCCAGACAATGACCTTCGGCACAGTCAGTGGTGGAAGTGTTTCAACGTCAGCAGAAATTACGTTCCCAGCTATGGCAGGATCAAACGTAACTGTGACTCATATCGGTGTATACGATGCTTCAACCAGCGGTAATCTGCTGTACCACACAGCCCTCGATAGTTCAAAAGTGCTAGCGGCAACCGATACCATGAGTGTGGCAGTTGGCGGTGTTTCGGTAACACTTAGCTAATGAACTTCGCTTCTCTTAACAGTTTTGCACTGGGTGGATACCCTCAGCTATCGCAGTATTTAACCGCGAGTGTTGAAGGTGTCTGTACTGTTTCAGCCGTGGGGAGGCGTGTAAGAAGTTTAGAAGCATCAGTGAGTTGTACTGGGACAGTTCAGGCAGCGGCAGTCAGGATCACTAATCCAACGGCTCAAGTTACAGCCTCGGCTAGTGCGTCCTCAACCGCTATTAGATTAGTCTCGTTCAACTCAGCCGTTAACGGGTCAGCGTCTACTAGCGCACAAGCTAAACGAACAGTTTGGGCTTCTGGTGATGTTGTATCAAGCGCAGCGTTATCGGCAGTAGGTAATCGTGACAAACTATTATCTGCTTCGGTTAATGTAACGGGCGCAACGCTTACTATTGCAATTCGTAGTGCAGAGGCTTTGGCGGCTATTAGCGCCTCGGCTTCTGTTACCGCGATAGGTTATAAATCCAGAACAATAGTGGGTCAAGTTAATGGCTCTACTAATGTCACAGCGATAGCTGAAAAAGGGTTAACGGCAAGCGCATCTGCTAATGGTTCAGCACAAGTTCAAGCCGCAGACTCCGTTACTGGTGGGGTAAGAGGCTCTATAAGTGGTGGTGCAACGGTTCAGGCTGTAGGCACTAAGGTTGTATTTGCACAAGGTTCTATAGCTAGCAATACATCCACTCAAGCGGCAGGCGTTAAAGTTGTACAGCTTAATGGACAAGTGTATGTGGCTGGCAATGTGTCGGCAGACTCGGTTCGCAATGTAAGTAGCAGCGCATCCGTTAATGTTGTTGGCATTACATCAGCGGCAGGCAGCAGAAATACGCAAGTAAGCGGGTCTATAACGGGTTCAGACGCATCTGTTGTTGGTTCTGCATACGTTTATATATTTGCCATTACACCGATACACAGAAAAGTATTTGCTAGCTCAGAGAATAGAACCGTATCTGTCAAATCTGACCATAGAGTGATGCGCGTTAGTGAGGATAGAACGATGAAATTTGAATATAAAAGGGCCGCATAATGGATACTTTCGTTAAACAACCCGGAGATACCCTTGATTATGGTGTCGATCTTACCAAGTGGCTATCTACAGGCGATACAGTGAGTGGGGCAACCGCTACGGTGTCACCTTCTGGCCTGACCATTAGCGTGACTGAATCAACGACAAGTGAGCCTAAAGTATGGGCTAGCGGTGGCGTTGACGGCACTCAGTATCAGGTCACTCTAACGGTAGTGACTACTGACGGACGGACTAAAGAATTTGAATTTAAAATTGTGGTGAGTGAATTATGAGCTTCGTAAATAATGTAAATTCAACACTAAACGCAAGCGCAACATCAAGCGCAACTAGCGTCCAAGTTGTTAAAGCGGTTAGCCCGTATAACGACCCGCCAACGTCGGGGCGCATAACGCTAATGGATAGTTTATCAGCACCCACAAAGATTGAAATAATCACCTATACAGGCCGCACAGATAACACGACCTATTGGACGCTTACTGGTTGCACTAGAGCATCAGAATCGACTACAGCGTCAATATGGGCATCAGGAGATAACGCCATTCAAGCGTTTACAGCGGGTGATGCAACGGCTTCGTCAGGCACGCTACCGTTTTATAAATCAGATGGGACGAACGACCCTATCAATCTTACAAGCGCACATGAAATACCATTTTTAAAAGCAGATGGTAGTAACTCAAACGTACCACTGGTGTAAATTATGACTACAAAAACCCCTTTAAAAGCAAACTTCACTGGTTCGGACGTAACAAGTTTGGGCGAGTTTGCGAGTACCGATAGTATCGCAATAGCCGATGGTGGAACAGGTGGCGTTACAGCAGGCGAGGCGCGAACAAATCTAGGTGTGGTAATTGGCAC